ATTAATATAAACCATATTCACGAATAATGCAAGTATGTGTGTGCAACCTAACAAACTGGCACATTCACACGAAATTCTCCAAGTTTATGGTGTATTCTGATACTCGGTTTTGAATTAACTTACCATAAGATTCATGTAACTCACAACCAATATAGTGACGACCTAATGACTTTGCAACCATACCAGTAGTTCCTGATCCCATGAACGGATCAAGAATTATATCTCCCTTCTGACTACCTGACATAATACAAGGTTCAATTAACTCTGGTGGATATACTGCAAAATGTGCATCTTTATATGGTTTAGTCTTAATGTTCCATACACTTTTTTTTCTTTTTAATCCTTTACCATCTATAGTTGATTCTTTAATTGAGTCAACATCAAAGTAATAGTTTTTACTTTTACTTAATAAGAAAATATATTCATGTGATTTGGTGCATCTATCTCTTACACTTTCTGGCATAGGATTTGGTTTACTCCATATTATATCTTGCCTTAAATACCATCCATCTTTTCTTAATGCAAATGCTAACATCCAAGGGATTCCAATTAAATCCTTACTCTTATATCCCTCTAACTTATTCCCACGAACTGGGGAAAAACTGGGTAAATCTTGATTTGTTTTACTTACTGTTTGTTTTGGATAATTTCCATCACTACGATAATTATAATAAGTATCTCCAATATTAACCCACAATATTCCATCATCAGTTAGAACATCCCTTACACTACGGAATACTTCAACTAATTGTTCAATATATTTTTCTGGTGATTCTTCCATTCCAATCTGATTTTCTTCATCACCATAGTTACGAAGTCCATAATATGGTGGCGAAGTGACACACATTTTTACTGGTTCAGTTATTGTTGGAATTGTTTTTCTACAATCTCCGAATAGTATTGTATCCTTCAATCTATCAATTCCTCTAGTCCTAAGAACTCCTCCATGTAATAGTCACAAGTGACTTCATAATAAGATGCTAGTGCTTCAATATCGTTGGCATCAATACCAACTTTTTCAAATAAATCAAGTGTAGAATCGTGCATTGTTTTACCTCATAATGTTTATATTATAGCATAGTTAACTACGAACTATGCTAATTGCAGGTTGACCATCTTTGAATACTGTATCAACAACTGTCTGTACTTTTCTTGATGTACTGATACCAACCTTATCATATACTGGAATACATACAAGACCAAATTTCTTAGTGATGTTTCCCTTACGGATAACACGACCAATCGATTGACTAATACCAATGTAATCCATTGATCTTAGAAACAATACTGCTTCAAGACCATTGACATTGATACCTTCTGAGAGTATGCTGTGATGTAAGACTACAAATCTCTTGTCTGTCTTACCCCACGCATTGAGAACATTGAAGAACTCTTCTCTTGTCACTTTCTGACCATCAATCACACCACCAGTTTTTGATGTAATATACATGTAAGAGTAACCTCTCCATGCTAACTCATCAACAAACTTTGAGAGTGCAATTAGACTTACGATTTGCTTTGTTGATCTTGCACATATCAAAACTTTATCAACATCAACATCATCAATCGTTTCTATGATATGGTCGCAATCTTTCTCATAACCAAATCTACTATCGTCAGTAACATCAATCTTTTTGACTACAACTTTTGGTGGTAAAATGTGACCTTCATCAACTAACTTAGGTGCAGGTACATTACAAATGACCTGACCAAAAATGTCACTATCATTCATACCAACTTTCTTAGGTGTACGAGAGTGCTTCGGTGTTGCTGTAAAGAAGTAAGATCTCTTTGCATACATTGAGCAATACTCAACTGCTTCAATAAAGTTCTTTTGAACTGAATTATGGGCCTCGTCAAAGTATATTGTATCAATCTCAATATCAAGTGACTCTGTAATTCTGTGTAATGAATGATATGTTGTAAAGATCAACTGATTTCTGATACCATTGTGATACCAGTTTTCAATCACTTCTGTTTTTGTACTGCTGAAGTGATGAGTCTCTCCACTATGAACGTGCATCACATCTATATCTGTGATATGCTCAAGAAAATCTGCTGACAACTGACTAGCAAGTAAGATACGAGGAGCAACAACAACAATAGTTTTTGATACGCTATTCATATCGAATCTATACTGTGCATCCTCAATCATGCACATTGTCTTACCACCACCAGTAGGCACAATAATTTGACCCTTATCACACTGCTGCATAGCAACAAGTGAATCTAACTGATGTGAACGTAATTGCATTAAAATCTCATTAATACTATTATTATAGCAAAAAATATCCCCCTTTTCAAGGGGATGTGACAGCTTGTAAATTGGTCTAGTCTTGTAATGACATTGTTATTGGACTCATTTCTTCTTCAGTATATTCATGATGATGGTGAAGTTTATTTGTTAATGGAGATCCACAAAGTGAGCATACTTCTATTCCATTAGATCTAAGAATATCATCTAAGAACTTTTCACCATCTGTGGCACTATTACAATATCTCTCTTCAAAAACTTCCATTGCTATACCCCAAATATCTCTAGGATAAAAGTTTTTCTTAACACGTTCTTGAACTCCTATTGGATAAGTAATATTAAAAGTATTAGCAACTTTTAAAGTCTCCACAATAACATCTAATGGTACTCCATATTCTTCATGATACTTGTGAATATATACACGAAGATCATTATTATAATCACCTTTTAAGTAAACATCTGTTCCTGTAGCAATTCTCACCATTCTTCCAAAAGTTTGAAGAGGATTTTCAACTCTATCGTAAATAATATTCTTTACTCTTGCTACAAATAACCCACCAAATCGGTGAACATTTAATCCTGCTGTTCCTTTGTTAATACACAAAAGAAATCGAACAGGGTCATGAGGATCATTCAATTTAGCGGTAAGTTCTTTCTCAGTGTACTTAGTGCTTCTAGTATCATTTAGATCGTAAGTATATCCACCTTTCTCAGTCATGGTAGCAATATAAAAATCATTAGTTAAACCAAGATCCTGTAAATGTTCTATAAGTATTTCCTTTGCCACATTAGGAGAAGTTGACCATGCTCCACCTTTTTGATTACCAAATACACCAAGCCACACTCTTTTAGGATTGATATTATCATCCTGTTCTTTCAGAGTTTCTAATGCACGTTCTTTCTCAAATAACTGATCTACACTTTGTCTTAAACGGTAATTTATACGTTCTGGTTCTCCTTTATAAAAAGTATAGTAAGTAGAAGGTTTTATCCATGCTTGAATAGGAAGAAGATCCTCTAAATTATCAGGAAAACAATCAACAACATCAAAACGATACTCAAAATCTAAATCTGGATTCTCTTCAACTAACTTAAGTTCCTCCTCACCAGTTGCAGGATCTACATAAATTCCATACGTTTTATTTTGAGCAACAGATGGAGTCGCAGTAAAAGCAAGAACTCTTGGGTTAGTCTTTACCCACTTTTTAATTGCATTTGGCATTGATGCAAAATAAGGTGCTGTTCCTGCATTACCAAATACCAATCTTGCACTCTCTCCACCAGCACAAGGACAAGCAAGATACTTATGAGCCTCCTCAATTACAAGAAATATTCTGTGTTGATTTTTTATAAACCACTCAACTAGAGCATCTTGATCATTTTTCTGTGTTTTTGCTTTTTTTCCAGTTGCACTTAAAAATGAACCATGTGTCAAAGATATACATAATTTTTGGTTAAGTTCTAAGTCTTGTTCAATTACATTAAGAAAACCATTATCTTTTCTAAAATCAGAAGCAGTTTTACATCCATAACCTCTCCAACCATTATGTAAACCACTATAAACACCATCATCAGCGACATCCCTTGTTGGAGATAACCGTAATATAATATCTACGTTAGGATGATATTTACTAATATAGTCTCTTAAATATGAATCTTGAATAAAAGATTTACCAACTCCTGTAGGTGAAGTAATTATTTTAACTGCTCCACCTTTATCGGCATCTGAAATCTCCCTAACGCATTTCTCAACACCTTCATTAAGGGTTATAAATGGAAGATTCACATTTTGTTGTTTAATTTTTAACTCTCTGCGGAGTTTTTTTTCTTCTCTGGAATTTTTTATACTCATTATAAAATTAAATTAATACTATTATTATAGCAAAAAATATAGCATTAGACAAAGGTATGTGACAGTTTAAAAATTGGAATATTAATAGAGATTCGGATACCTTCCACTCTTTAACTCATTACTTTCTCTTATCAAAGTAAAGACCTCTGCAAGATCATTCACACTTTGAGTCATAGCACGATAACCAAGACCAATATAAAC